GAAAAAACTAACAACTAGTGATAAAGTCGCTAAGATAATTAGTTTAAACACAACTAAATTACCTTTATCAATTCAGTTAGCAATTGATAATTATACACCTGCTTCATCTAGTGCTCCAAATCAGAGAGCATATTCACGTGAATGTTTAATTAATTATAAAGTTCAACTTCTACTTGCTTTATTGAAAGATAAAAACCTAGATGTTGATAAAGTAGTTAATGAAAACATGGAAAAGTAGGGTCCTTCAGTTTTTCTAATTGTATTAAAATTATTAAGTATTATAGGGCGAAATTTAAATTTATGAAATACTTCAACTGGGTACCTTTACTTAGTCCTCTTAAGAGAGAGAAAGTTACTGAAGTTAAAGGAAAGCGTAAACTTGATATTAGAAAAGAAGGGAAAGTACAATTTTTAAGTTATTTAAAAGAATTTGAAAATTTTATTAACACTAAAGATATTTCTAAAATTAAGTCGAAAGCTGTTAGACAAGTTAAAAAGCTTAGGGTTTTTAAACTTGATAAAGTTGATGGTAGAATAGTTAAACAGCATAAAGTTACTAATATGGTGGGCTTTAAGCAACACTTACAGATTAATAAAACTAATAGAATAGTTTCAATTACTCCTAACTATGTTGGGTTCAGACCAAGCTATCCTATTAATTTTAACAACGTAATTGTAAGTGTAATTAATGAAAAGTTTAACTACATTAAAGATGAATTCCCTAGGGTATTTAATAATATTAAAGAATCATTAGTAAACTTTAGAGAGGTTTTTAGTGGAGCGTATGATTCAAACTCAGGTCATATAATTGAGTTTATGAAAGATGATACTACAAAATTTTTAGCTGAAGAGATTATTACTGAATGTAAAGATTCACCTTGGTTAAAATCTCCTCATCTTGATTTAACTTCTATTGATGACTTACCTTATATAACTAACTTTAACCCAAATTCACATTGTGGACACTATTCAATGCGGTTTTTTAATTTTAGAATGAAAGGTGCTACAATACAACCTGCTATTCTTTTAGCCCAAAGAAAATTTGAGCTAATTAAAAAATATGCAATTAAGAATTTTACATTATGGGATGTTTTTGCTAGAGAAAAAGACATGAAAACTGATAATAATGATTCTTCAATGATTTATACTACTAGGTTAGTTTTATCAACTGAACATTATCAAACCTTATTACTTTCATATTTTTTTCAAAAATTAATGGTTTCAACTGAAGCTTTTGGAGAGACTAAATTTCACTTAAAAAGTGAATATGATGGAACTAAGGCATTCAATTTATATCGAAGATCACAAAATTATGATTATGTGATTGATGCTGATTGGCCTAAGTTTGATTCATCAATTGATAGTGAATATTTATTAGCTGCTGGTGCAATTATGTTTTCTAATTGTTTAGATACAAGAGAGTCTTTACGAGTAATTTTTCATTTAATTAGTTCTTTCATTACAAAATATGTAGTATTACCTCCTGGTATTGTAGTTGAATTGAACAGAGGGAATCCTTCTGGTCATCCTGGGGTTACTGCAATCAATTGTTATGTGAACTTAATTAGATGGATTCAGATTGGTATTAAGATTTATGGAATTAATTATTGGAAATACATGGATATTGAGGTTTATGGTGATGATGCTTATGTATTCTTTAAACAACACTCTAATCTGAAAAGAGTTGATGAATTCGTTACTGAACTTGGGTTTGCTGACATTAATATTTATGAAAGACTTTTCCCCACTTCATTAATTATTGAAGATAGGGAAAGTAGCCCAGACTTCTTAAAGAGAAAAATCTCTCTCGACGGGTTATGTTGGAATACAACTAAAGTTTTAGACAAACTTTTCTATCAATCAAAGAAAAGATCAGTTTATGAACAAGTTGAATTAATTAAGAGTTTTGTAACAACAGCACCTGGTGACCATGAGTTTAATGAATATTTAAAATTTTTAATAACTGAAATTGAAGATGAGTTTCTGAAATATAAGACTAATTCACTTGAAGAAATTAATTTATTTTTAAATAATGTAAAGAGATTTGAACTTTGTGATAGGAAGTATCTCAGAGATAAAGCTAAAACTGATAGTGTTCTAAAGAGAACCCAAAGCATTTATCTAAAGAGAGAAGAAGGTCTCGAAAAAGTATTTAATTATAACTGGTTTAAAGATAGTGTTTTGAAAGCTTATTTTCTTGTATGTGAGAATGGTATTTTTACAAAATACATTCGATCCGTCTGGAAAAATGAGAAAACTCGTCAGAGATTAGCTTTTGAAGACTTTGAATATTCAATATTAAATTTCGACAACGAGTATAGGGCCCTCAAGGACTTTTATTTAGTTAAATTGAAGGGTACATAAAAATTTTTTATTTAAATTGGTAATATAGTTTTGTCCACTTTTAG